TGAACTAAATCATTTTGATACTTTCTCTTGAATCTATCTGTCCAGGTAGACTTACCAGAACCAGGAAGACCAACAAGCATGTAAAACATAGTCATGACAATCTCCAGAAAAGGTGTATGATAAATATATATGATATGGACCCATCAACAAGATTATCTGCCAAGAAAAAAACATGAAATCATTCAAACAATTTCTAGAAGAAGAACTGCGATCTAAACAAGAAGCATTGAAACTATTTGATATATTTCAAGAAAAGAATCCTCGTTCTTTGGCAAGCCATCTTCTTGGTGGGCATGGTTTTGGTAAAGAAAATCCTTTGGCAGGAGGAAGACAAAAGAATATACTTAGTTCTTTGGTATTAAGAGTTAGACATTATCCAGATAATCCAAGAAAAAGACCAACTCCAGCAGAAAGAACTGCGGATATAAAATCTCTTCGTCCTACTCAACCAGGAATAAATGGTGAAACTGTAAAGAAGTATATCAAATACTATTCAGAGAACCCAGAAGAAGCAAAGAAAGCAACAGTACATACATATCCAAGTTCCCAAAAAGGAACATTGAATATAGGTGATGGACATCATAGAACTGCTGCTCTCCGTGCTTTAGGATATGATAAAGTCAAAGTCCTACACTTTGAAAGATAAGTTTTCTTTTACTTTGTCTAAGTAATTCATCACATCCTCGTGTGTTGTTTGTGAGCAATCATTGAATGCTTGGACAATCAAAAATGGTTTGGGCAAAGTTCTGAATAAAGTATCATAGACCTTTCTTCTTTCAATCACACCCATCTCTTTTATTTCATTTTCAATTACAGTATGTAGACATCTCCTCACTCCAAAGAAATAAAATCCCCAAGACTTACCTTGTATCCAGTCTTGGGGATTCTTTAGTTTTTCTTTGATTTGAATTACTGCTTCAACTGAGTTGAGCATGATACTACCACTTACCTCCTATAATCTCTCTGATAGAATCAACATCAGTCTGTGATCCACACTTCTTCAGAATATTTACTATCATCAAATCTCTGAGTTTTGATGGATCATTCCATGAAGCAAAACAAGCAACACGTAACCAAGGATGTAACTTTGGTGCCACATTGACTGCAAAATGTTTCTTATCATAACGAGATGCTTCACTCAATATGTCATGACAATATTCAACATGCTGTTCAATATTATTCAACATGTTCTCTTTGTATGCATTGATCCTATCGATATCTGATTGAGGTAGATTTGGTAGAATATCATCAACATTCTCTTCCAGAATCAACTTGATAACATTCTTTTCAAACAGTAGATTTTCTTTTGCTTTATGAATAGTAACATACCATTCTGACTTGATCTTGATCATATGGCCATTATCAAATCGAACGACAACACCTTCAATATCAGTCATTGTTCTAATTTGATCTAAAGGATTTCTGATAGGCTGAACAACAGGAATATCATAATGTCCTGCCGTCATATTCATTGCTTCAACTGAAAGATACCTGCCAGTGTTGTTCTCACGGATTGCCAATAAAACCAAATCTTCATACTTATAATCCAAAACAATCCTGTTGTGTGGAGCAATATACTCAAAAATAGCAGTGCTATTCCTGTTAATACACATAGCAGCAAAAGCATTATACCTAGAATGTTGTGATACATATTGTTCACAAAGTCTAGACACATCTGTAATACCCATTTTAGTTCCCCACCGAATACCAGAAGATAATGGTATAGGACGAAGCATAGAACCATCAAGTTTATTAAGAACGTGGTGAGGTACCGACCAATCGACATTTCTCGTCTCTTCCTTTTCGTTTAGATTAAAAAACTTGTGGAACGGCCGAGAAATTACATCTCCAGAAGGAGAAAAGATCAAACCACGAAGTTCTCGTCTGATTGGATCATCAAATGAGTCTTCACGCGACACATGATAGTTAAATACAATGTAATCCTTCTTGTTTGTTTCTGCAAATTCAGGACGGTTTTCTATTGCTGCTCTTGCTTGTCGAATGTTAGTTATTAGTGGAAATGTCATCTGGTAGTCCTTTCTCACGAAAGTATTGAACAATCTTTTCTAGAAGCTGTTCATAATAATCTATTGTATTTTTGACAAATATCTGTGGTTCTGGTAAGCCATCTGATGCCATCATGATTACTATTTGTTCAATTGGTTGTCCAATTCTTTCTTCAAACATCAAAGCATATGCTGTACTTTGAAGAAAGTAATCTTGAATATGTTCTTCTCTCTTTTCACGATTAGATGTCTTGAAGTCAATTACAGACAGCACACCATTATATTCAGCAATGATATCTGTTCTGCCTGCCATTCTCATACTGTTTGAGTATAGTGGAGCTTCAATATAGTATATGTTATCGATGCTCTTGTCAATCTCTTTTTTCATGAGAAAGAAAGATTCTTTGAGTGTTGGCATCACATTTTCGGTAAGTATATTGCTTACTGGTTCATTATCTAAATATTTTTCCATCAACTTATGAAACTTAGTTCCACGTGTGGATGCTGTATTTGATATACGATTAGCTTCCTCATGTCCAACACGATCTCTCCATTCTTGGATCTGTTTCTTTTTGAAGTGTCCAAGAACTGTTGTTACAGATGGAACATAAATTCCGTTTGGGAGAAGATAGTATCGTTTTCCATTCATCTCTTTAGTTGAGAGTGATTGGAGCTTAGGCAAGTCTGTTCTGTGTTGGAATGTTTTCATTGTGATCTCACTATAGCATACTCTAGGGTTGTTGTCAATTCATTTTTTTCTTTTGTTCTGGTGTTTTGTTTGGATTTAGATATTTTTTAGCATCTTCTAAATCTTTATCAGAAACATCTTTCAAATCTGGACTAATAAATTGTTTGAATGTTTTTTTAGTTGCCATTTCCTGAATCTCCACCTTTAGAGCTAGATCGTGTTGGTACTAATCTTTTATCATCAATACTTTTTCTAAATTGAATCATTGGATCAATTCTTTCTTTTAATGCTTTTCTAACTTGCTTAACTGTTTTCTTGCCTTTTTCTTTAGGTTCTGATGATTGTGATCTAATTGTTTCATAGTTTGATCTAACTGTTTTATCTGATACATCAGGATGATATGCTTTGAATCCAGCATAATCACCTTTTTTAGCAAGACCAATAATTTCTGTTGCTGATGAACTTCTTTCTAGTTCATCTTTGTTCATTTCAGTAGGATGTTTACCTATATCAGCAATAGATGATCTTTTACCAGACACTTCATGAATATGTATGCCTCCTGGAAAATGAAAAGGTACTTTACCGCTTTTATCAGGTTTGCCATTATATTTTTCTGCTAATTTACGATATTCTTCTGCACGATCTGATCCACATACAATATGAAGTGAATGGTGTTTTCCAGATAAATTAGATAATGAGTCTATTACACTTTTGGTTGATTCAACAGGATGTTTGAACATAGCTTCTGCATGTGTTTTTTTCTGTTCTGGTGTTAATGGATCAGATGTTCCTGTTAGATGTATATGTAATCGGGCATTCTTTTGTTCTGCAATATCTTTAGCATGATTAATCATCTTAACATGACCTGGGGTAGCATAACGAATCTTACCAATAGCTAGAACACCAGCATTAGCTTTGCTTTCGTTTATAGCACCCTTTGTTGGAAATCTTGGATTGTTACCTAACGCATGTTGTACATCAGAATGGACTAATTTAGCTACAGGTCTTAGTTGTCCTTTATTATCTTTTTTCTGAAGAACGATACCTTCACCTCTTGACTTTTTACCATCAATGCTTGTTTCTAAATCAGGATGATTAATACCATTCAATACTGTATCTGTGGCAGACTGTAGATGATGTCTAATCTGTATTGAACGTCCAAAATGTTCTGAGTTTTGTTCAACATGTCTTGCCATGCTTTCAAACTTATCTCTGACTTTTCTTTGACCTGCTTCAGATTTTGGCTTCTTAGAATCTGTTTCACCTCTTGATCTTAGATATGATGCATAACCAGCTACTGTCGGTTTTCTATGACCACGAGCAACACGATTATGATATATTGTTAGATGTTCAATATGTTCTGGTGTTAGATGTTCTGTTGTATGATTTTTTGTCAGTTCTGTAGCTTTTGCTAGATGACTCTCAACAGATTTTTGATCTGTAGCAGAATATTCATGTTCTGATGAATTGAAATCTGTTCTTGGAACAAAAACATTTTTACTCTTTTTGACAGCACTTTTTGATGGTGCTTGTGCAATACCATTTTTTACTTCTGTGTGAATAGCAATACCTAGAGGTGATGAAGATATAGCATGATAAGTTATTCTATTTGGTGTATAATCAACTTTGCTTTCTTTTCTTTTAGTCGTAGAATCATTTGGAGTCCATAGGATATCACCTTGTACATGTTGTCCTTTAGAAACAATTTCATGTCCATGATTTCTAAGATTTTTCAAAGCTTCTGCATATCCAGGATGTTTACCAAAATGCTTATCTACATCTTCATCAGAATATGCGACAACACCTCTATCTAATCTATGCTTATCTGATACACCAACTCTGCCATCTTTATCATGAAGAATATGAACAGAAGCACCACCATCATGTTTCAATGATGCTGATACTGTACTGGGTTTTCCTTGTCTAAGATTATGAAATTGATGAATAAGATCAATAGCAGCATGAACATGCTCAGGAGATTCATGTGGAATATCCTTAGTGTGTGTCAAATGTCCTAAAAGTTCATCGTCCATAGATGTTGCTTCTAATAAGTATTGAATAAAACCTAGCATTACTGTTACCTATTTCTTTGTCTTG